GGAACCGATCACCCCTTAAATCCATTTTTCTAAATCACCATACGAAGAATGACCGCAGAAACGACTAACAATCTACGGAGCTTAACTAGCGCGAGAAACCTATTACTACTCGGCGCTGGTTGTTGCATAAGCCTTCTGTTCGCAGGTTATGTGGCAGGCCCTTCCACCCGGCACGCCATTGCAACTAAAATATTAGCGAAGACGAACCACAAAAGAAAAACGAAAAACTCTCGGAAATTCCGTGAAGACTTCCTAAATTCCGGCCTTTTAATCCCCACTGGAGCTAACACAGACCCACTTGGCTCAGCACTTCTTGATGTTATAATCAGGACTGCTGGCCATAAGAGATTCGACGTTGAACCGTCTGAGTCCGACAACCCAATGGAGAAAAACTGGCAGGACGTTGGCGAGAAATTGCCACCGGTCAAAATGACTATAGGAAAGAAACACGTGAAAACCTTTGTTGACGTTGATCAAAACTTGGACATGGAGTCACACCTTGCACGTGACTTCGTCCCACATTTACTCATGACCAGAGTCCCTAAAGACGCTGGTGGAACCGATGAGGACGGAATTTATTATTTCCAACCGAACGGCATGCTCCACGAGAGATCCACCGATGGCGAAGTCAAAATCAGACACCTATGGGATTGGACAATGGACAGAGTAACAGCAACTACCTTTTGGACTACTAATGTATATAAGGTTGACCGGATCACGATGGGAGATAAATTCCAACTCGTGCTGTTAACCCCCGAGCAGTCCTGGAAAGGCGTCAAGGCCTGGTTAGCCAGATTTTATCTCGGCTATAACCGTACGGCCCGTTGGAATCCTGTTGTTGAGGATTTGGTAAAGCTATACATCCTTGGCCCAACGCAACGCATTTCCCTAGGTCGTGTCAACTCGCCGACACACGTCGATATGGGCATCACTCAATATGATACCCTGAGACGAGTTGCTGAGCTGAGCAAACTCCCAATCACCATACCAACCGTAAGATCGTATGACGTTGACAAGGACAGCGCTCCGCTAGTGACAGCCGCATTGAGAATGGAAACCGGCAATAAGAAGACCTACATCCTCAATGCTTCACAGAGTGTAAGGACATATCAGTATAATCCCTCAGAGTACGATCCTGAGGCGAAACCGGCACTGACGCCCTATATGTCCCCAGTCTATGATGGCGCTTACTCGCCGGCGAAATGCGTAAGTAACGATCAACAAGCAGCAACGGCCCGTGTAGAAGATCTACAGGCTACCTTGTCTGATGAGCCAATGACAGCTCGCGACTTGGAATACCTCGATGATTTTCTGACGGAATTTCCGAGTGGTAAATCACCAGTGGACTTCGACGAAGTTTACGCGACGCAGGACCGACCGACACAACGGAGGATTCTCGACCAAGCAGCCATAACAGGCGATGCGAAGGCAGGGATCATCCAGTCTTTCGTGAAAGCTGAAGCGTATGGCTTGGTTAATGACCCGCGCATGATCTCAACGATCAATGGAAAAGACAAACTTGATTACTCATGTTATCAGTATACCTTATCGAAGATGTTAAAACTCTACGACTGGTATGCTTTTGGCAAGAAACCGCGAGAAGTAGCGGAACGAGTGGCATTCCTAGCGCAAAAATCAGTCAATTTAGCAATGACAGACTATTCCCGATACGATGGAACGATATCCAAAAAGATGCGTGCCTTTGAGATCCTCTTCATGACCCATGTGTTTCACGACATATATCATGAGGAGTTGATCCGGCTGCATTCAGCACAATACGGGAATAAGTGTTGGACAACCTTCGGAGTTAAATACAACCAAGGTTATTCACGAGCATCTGGTTCACCTGAGACCTCTGGACTCAACTCGGTGGACAATGCTTTCGTCGCTTATTGCGCCTATCGCAATACCATAATAAACGGTAGATACTACACCCACCGCGAGGCTTTTGATAGCCTTGGCTTATACGGTGGGGATGATGGCCTGTCACCTAATGTAGACGGGCCGGTACATGCGAAAACGGCAGCAGACTGGAACCTCAAGATGAAGGTTGACGTCATTTACTACGGCCAAATTGGTGTCACATTCCTTTCAAGATTATACTCGAGGAAGGTTTGGTACGGGGATTGCAACTCGTGCTGTGACATCAAACGCCAATGTGCGAAACTCCACACAACAGTGAACTTACCACAGACTGTCCTTCCAACCACACGCCTGGTTGAGAAGATGAGGAGCTATTACTTAAGTGATAGAAACACTCCGATCATCGGCCCACTTGCCACTGCAGTAGTGGAAGCTTCGGATTGTACAGACCCTGAAGCTTGGGCGGAAGAGGATTTGTTGAGACTACGGCGATGGTCAACGAAAGTCCCAGTTGAGGACCAATATCCTAATGAAAACGATGATGATTGGATGGATGAAATTGTGTTACAGCAATTCGGTGCCATGCCCGCAGAACAATATGTAAAGTTCTTCGAAGTTAAACACACTTTAGAAGAGTTTCTGCGCGTGCCACTGGCCTACGAGCCAGAACCAATCGAACTCAAAAACGACACCCCAGTTGTTGTTGGGGACGAGGTCAAAGGAAAAGAACCGTTAGAGTCAGAGAAACTCAAGGTTATTCCTGCACCACCACCAAGCAGTACTGAGTCCGGACCGAAGAGAGGAAATTCTGATCCGAAGAAGAAGCGTGTTAGAAGGAAACGCCCCGATGTCAAGAACCGAAAACCGGCATCGAAAACGACCGCATGGAAGCGGCGTGTGGTAGGAGATCCACCAAAACAGGCGCCAGCTGACGCACCTGGGATGGTGGAGGTGATCTCCTCTTAATTAGGC